ACGCGGAACAGATCCTCCGCGATGCGGTTCATCTGCATGTTCTGCTTGCCACTCTGGCTGCGGATGCGCGTCATGAGCGCGTCGCCTTGGAATCGGTGCCGGACCGTCATGCGCGCACGGCCGGCCTCGTCCAGGTCGCCGATCAGCATATTGTTGAGCTCGTCGCCCATCTGCTCGAAGGTCTTACCGCTGCCCATGCGCAACGTCACAATCGCGCCGGCCAGCAACCCTGCGATCGCTGCCGTCACTGGATTCATCAGAATCGCTCGCGCGGCACCGCCGCGGACCGTGCCAGCTAGGCCCGACGCCGCGCGCGCCAGTCCGGTCCGGCCAGCCATGCTTGCGCCTCGGATCTTGCTCTGGCTCCGGCCTTGCTGGATGCGCCGTTGCCGCCGGCGCATCTGCCGCGCCATGCGCAGACGCCGCAGCGCGCCGCCTTTCCGATGCTGACGGTCGTGCTGACGTTCCTCGCGCGCGCGGGTCTTGGCCGTCGGCTGCGCGTCCGGCCCCAGCGTAGGCCGAAACACCATGTCGTCGCGTAGGGTCACAGCCGCAGGTAGCTCCCCAGCTCGGCGCTGCTGTAGGTCTGCGTGCCCGCCACGCCGCTGTATTCCGCGAAGATGTGGTAGACGCGGCCGGCCGCGGCGAGGTGGACGGTCTCGAGATCCGTGCCCTGGTAGACCGTCGCGTCCATGTCGACGATCGACCTGCCCGGCGTGTCGCCGTTGCGGTAGGCCAGCGTGTAGCGGGTCAGGTCGTAGCGGTTCGTGGACAGCGCGGGTTCCCAGCTGAACGTCTCGCCGCTGGCCGTCAGTTGTTGCGGTGCCGGGTAGTGCGGCTGCGACGTGCAGAGCGCCTCGACCGTGTATTCGTCGAAGACAACCTGCCGGCCGCGGCCGAGCGTGCTAGGGCTGCCGATGCCGCTGCCGCTGACGATGATGCTCGCGCCGTCGTAGGTGGTCAGGTTTTGGATGGCGAATCGAACGCGCTCGGCGACCTGAGCGATGCCCGCGCCGGCGCTGCGGCCGGACGAGGCGCGCGCGCTGCCGATGACCGCCTGCTCGCCCAGCGGGTCGCCAGCCACCTCGACGGCGACCACGATGCTGAAGGATTGCGTGAGCAGCTCGGGGTGATCCTCGTCCGGCGTGCCCGTGCCGATGGTCACAAGGCAGAACGGGAACGCCGGCGGGTGCTCCTCGTCGCTGGGCGGTGCGCCGGCGTAGACGAAGACGCTGCGGGTGCCGAAAACGGCATTGCTGGTGCCGTCCCATGTCACCGTCTGGAGCTCGTGCTTGAGCTGCTGCGCCATCTGCCAGGGGTTCATGCCTTCGCCCCCTCCACGCCCCATAGAGGCGTCTGTGCGCTCGTCTGTTCGTCGGCAGTGCGTCGCTCGCCGAATCCGCTCATCGTCCGATGTGGGCGCTGTGGGGCGGGCTCTGGCGGCTGCCGCATCTGCATCATCCTAGACGCGAAGCCCTGCGCGAGCTTCGTCGCAAGCGTCGCCTCGGCGTTGCTGTCGCCCTGCATGGCCGACATGCCGGCGTCGGCGGCCTCGGGGTCTCGGATCGCATAGCCGCAGGCAATGGCGAAGTCCTGCGCGTGCGCGTCGCCGAGCATGGCGAGCTGCTCCTGCTCGACCTCCGATAACCGGAGGAACCACTCGAAAGGCGGACGCTGCGCGCGCAGCCATCGCTCGTATCCTTCGTTCGTCAGATCGGGCTGCCGCTTCTTGGAGAACATGGGCGCATTCTAGGTCAGAGAGACATCGGCGAGTCGGCCCACCTCGAGGATCTTGCCAGCGTCGCCGCGCACGCACTCGATCGTGATCGGCAGGCCGAGCTCCTCCTGCCGCTGGAATGCGAGCTCGGCGTTCTCCGACCAGTCTGGCACGCCGCGGTAGATCATGACGGCCGGGTTGCTGATCGGATCGTCTGGCACGTAGAGCAAGCGCACCGCGCGGCCCAGCGCCGACGCGCCGGCGACGCGGGTGCCCGGCTCGCGTAGCAGGCTGTGGCCGCTGACGCTGCCCTGGACGAAGTTGCTCGAGAAGAACCGCTCAATGGCGTCGTCATCCCATGCACGGATGAAGCACGAGAAGACGTAGCGGCTGGTGCGCTCGAGGATGTCGCTCGGCTCGTTGCCAAGACCTTCGCACTCGATGCGCACGCTAGTGTTGAAAGTCGTGAGCACGACCAGCCGGGTCTTGCCGACCTCGACGCCGCCGTGCGGGAAGTCCGCATTCAGGTTCGTCGGGTTCACGACGAGCCGCCCCGGAGCGCGCAGCACGCGCGAGACATCGCCGCTCGCCATTACCTGCCGACCTCCATGATCTCGACGCCGACGGTCTTCTGGATCGCCTTGCGCGTCTGGAGAGTCACGCCCACGAACTGCCGCTTGGGCACCTTCTGCTCAAGCTGCTGGTCCTTGAACTTGCGGTTCAGCAGCCAGCCGAGCCGGCCCTTGAGCTCGTTGTTCTGCTTCTTGAGCCACGCCCACAGGTTCTTGCGCACGGTGCCGCTGATCTTCTCGCTCTTGCTGACGCCGCCGAAGTTGTGCAGCGACGCATACGGCACGTTGGTCCCCACCTCGACGATCGTGCCTTTGACCTGGAACGCGATGCTGTTCGCCAGCCGGCCCGTGTCACGCAGCGCCGGTCGCGTCTGGAAGCGTCGCGCCGGCGGCTTGCGGCGGCCTTGCGCGAAGTCAGCGATGATGCCGAAGACGTTGACCTTGCCGCGCTCTCGCCACGCCTTCTGCCCGAACCGCTGCGCCTTGAACGACGCCTGAGACTCGGCGACCATCATCACGCCGATCTGCTTGAGCGCCTTCGACGGGTCGACGAGCTTGCTGCCGATCCGCTTGAGCTTCGCGCCCTGCTCAAACGTAGCGCGCGCCATGGCCTAATCCTGCCCCGTGTCGTAACCGCTAGGCATGTATCCGGCTGGCAGGTTCTTGCGATCGCTCCAGCCGTATTCCGTGCCGCTCTCGGTGCTGGTGATCGTGCCGCTGTTGCTCTTGGGCCCAGATCGGCCTCGAGGGTCCGTGCGGCGCACCTTCTGGATCATGCCCTCCGGTCCCCAGACCTGATCCCACTTGACCTCTTCGATCGCCGAGCTCGCGCCGCCGCGCCGCCATAGCACGCTGATGACGCCAACCGCGCCGACCTCCAGGTGCAGCCCGTCCGTCGAATCGAACTCGGTCTGCGCGTAGGCCGGCCACAGATAGATGACCGACTGCGCTGCGGCGAGGCCGACCGCATCGTCGACCGTCGTCGCGGTGCGGTCGCGGATGTTCGTCAGCGTGACGAGGCCGTCGGCGTCGTAGACGCTTTCGACGTAGGCCCAGAGATCGTCCTTGGCTGCCATAGGTTAGGCCGGGTCAGTGAACGTCGGCACGCCGGTCGTGCTCGGCAAGTAGCCGAAGCCAGACACCCAGAGCCACCACTGGATCTGCCCGGTGGCCGGAGCGCCGCCCGTGTCGGTCACGCTGAGAAGGTCGTCGACGAGCCACGGCGTGTGCGAGCTCGCGTTGCCACGCAAGAACCAGTAGGTGCCGTCGATCTGGTCAAGCGGCGCAAAGATCGCGTCGTCGATCAGCAGGTAGCCGCTGCTCGCGCTCTCCCACTCGATCTCGACATCGAAGGAGTCTTCGTTGAAGTCACGCGGCCAGCAGTTCTGGTCGAAGTCGATGATGACCTCGTTCCACGTCGAGGTCAGCGCCGTCAACGCCACCGTCTTCGTCGAGCTGCCCATGCGGATAACGATGTTCCCGCCGGTGCCCGATCCGGCCGCCTTGTTGACCATGATGCGGAACTGATAAGGCGTATCCACGTCGAGCCGCCGGATTCGCATGTTGGTCAGCGTCTGCTTGATCAGCGCGTTGCCGGTCAGCTTCAGGCTGGCATCCGTCTGCGCGCCCGGGTGGCTGCGGTAGAAGGTCGACGTGTCCTGGTCGATGTTGGCGCTGCCGCTGGTCTCGGTCCAACCGGTGAACTTCGGCGTCGCCGTGTTGTCGAACTCGGAGAAGCTGCTGTTGGTCAGCAGGCTGCCGCCGCTGCCCTGGCCGGCGTGCTTGCTGACGATCGTCGTGTTCGCATCGGCACCGCTGCCGAAGCTGTAGCGGAGCACGCTATCAAAGCTGCTCGGCTGGCCGATGATCTCGAAGACCTCGGCCTGCTCTTGCACGCCCGTGTTCTGATCGGCGATGCACTTGAGCAGCTTCTTCTCGACGTGGCACGCCTCGAGGTTGAAGCCGTTCTCGTCCTCGGTCAGCCGGCCGCAGTCGCCGTTGCCGATGTTGCTGCCGCCGGCCGAGGCGCTGCCGTAGGTGATGTTCCGGCTTTGCACCGTGTAGCTCTTGTCCACGAACCAGTCGTAGAGCGCGCGGAAGATCTGCGCCGAGGTGCGGAAGCCGCTGCCGAAGCCCTGCACGCCGGTCGCATCGGCGTCGATGCGGTTGGCATACTCGAACAGGATCGGCGAGATCGCCTGCGACGCGATCGCCGGCGAGAGCAGGTCGGAGCAACCAGCGCGGAACTGTCCCGCCCAGTTGGCGAGCTCGGTCGGCGTGTATTCGCCCTCGAGCGTCTGGATCAGGGTGTCCCACTTGCCGCCGGCGTCGGCGAGCGTGCCGTCGACGTGCGCGCGGAATGTCTCGAGGACATCGACCGCAGCTCTCCACTGCGCCTGAATCTCTGCTTCGGTAGGGGTGCCGCTCATGGTTGCTCCGGTCGGTCGTTACAGCTCGTCGGGCCACCACAGGCCCGTCGTCTCCAGCGTGTCGGGGTAGTATTCCCCACGGCTGCCGCGCTCCTGGTCCTCGCAGATCTGCGCGAACATATAGCGGGCGGCGGGCACGTCGTTGGGGTGTGGCCGATATGCGTTCGTCGGCTTGCCACGCCGGCGGCGGTCCTCAATCTCTTCCTCGGTCGGGATCGTGATGAGCTGGCCGCGCCGCGGGCG